GCCCAACAGTTGCATCAAAGATTACGCTAGAAACTGTTTGACGGTTGTATAAATCTCTTATCCTTTTCGCAATGGTTAAATTTGCTCCGGCCCCTGTCGATTCTGGGGTGTAAGTATTTAGAAGAATTAAACCAACAACAGAATTATGAGAATCAGTTGATTGACTTAAATAAGCATTGGCACCGAAACTAACTTGACACTGGACAAAGGATTCAACGCCTGTTGAGTCATAAGCCATATTATTGAATACAACAGGGATAACAGGACTACTTGCAAGCTCTGTTGCTAATCGTGCCTCAATGGTTGATCTGATTGTGTTTAGGTCAACGGCTGCCATCAGATGCCCCTCTTGATTTTTTCATATTCTCCCCTAGACCAATTCTCTAATTCTTTTCCAATAATTTCTGGATAACCTTTTACTGTTGCCTGTCTTGTTCGATATTGTCCACCCCATGAAGGCGGCAAGTTTTCACCATAAGCAACTGGCTCTGCATATTCCATGTTGTTTAATATCGTTCCTGTATATGGCTTTGATACATCTGTTTGCCAGGCCATTCTTAGCCGCCCAGTATCAACTGGGGTTGCTTTCTTTACCCTTGCTGACCATTCCAATGTTGTTGCTCTAACTAACTTCTGGACGGCCTCGGACATTACATCATCAATTTGATCTAGCCTTATTTTTCTAGTCATTACGACCTCAAAAACAAAGTAAAAGAAATTGGAATATTATTCTGTTCCTCGGTATTGATCTGCACAATTTGATAAACAACTGAACTAATTACAACACGATCTTTAGGAGTTGGCACATAATCCAAAGCACCTGCTGAAATAATACAGACCTTATCTTGTGCCTGAATCAAATCATTAACCTCAGAATTGCCAACATCAGAAAGGACACCCTTAACAATGGTATCTGCTGTGCTTTCGCTGATCGTTCCTGTTGTTGTGTTATAACTTCCAGTCGTTACTTTTCTAATCGTTACAGAACCACCTAAAGCTTTCAATGAGTTAGAAGCTGCATTTTTCAGAGAAGAAGCAAGACCCATTACAAGGAATAAGCGATAACTTGCCCATTGGTAAGAGTAATGCTTGTAATAACTCCACAAATTTCAGAGCCAACGCCCAATTTTATCCCATTCATAGTGGATGAGCCGTTCTCTGTAAGATTCTCAGCGACAAGATTTGCTTCAGCAGCAGTCAAGCAATGAACTTTACCAAACCTGCCTGTATGGGCATTTGTATCTGTAATGATAATTCCGGCTGGATAGTCGTAACCGTAACCCATGATTAAGCCCTTTTGATTGAGATGTTTGCTGGTGTGCTGATTCTAATCCCATTCAGGTATTCTTGAAACAAAGGCGGCACTTGATCAGCACCAACCGCCCCAAAGAAACGAGGTGTTACATTAATCGAACCAATAGCAACAGCATTAAAATTCTCTAGTCCTGATAGTCCTAAAGCATCACGATTATTATTTAAATAAACAGCTAAAACAACTTGCGCCTTTTTTACCTTGTCTGGAATTTCTGTATCAGTGTAATAATCAGCAACCAAACGATTAGGAAAAGTTAAACCATAAGGGTTTGTATAAGTATCAGGTTTTCTTACTCCTGATCTCGGCCATTGGAGTGCTTGAGTATCAGCCACCCTTGCACCTAAAAATCTTTCTCTATCAATTCTTTGTGCTGCTGTGTATAAAGCTCTGTTTTGATTATCCGCTGATGAGGTATCCCATGCTTGAACATCAGCATCTAATACCAACCCTTCAACAATAGAATTTGTATCAGAGAGGGTTATATAAGTATTAGAAGATGCACCGCCCACAGTTGCATCAAGACTGATTGCCATCTTTTTTCTCTGTTTTTTTTGCTCTTGGCTTGCGTTTGGTTTTTGGCTTTTCTAAAAGAGCAGAGGCCGCTTTTTTAGCAGCCTCGTTTTGCTCTCTCATGCGCCTAAAAGCGTATATTGACATTAGTGAGCAGAAGTCACGCCTGAATAAACAGTGATAGCTTCAGCACCACTTGCAATAGCTGTAACACGTCCCAAGAAAGAACGAGTTGCGGCTGCTGCGGCGGTATTTGTGTTATCACTGTCAAGAGTAACGCCTGTACCACCAGCCAAAGTCATGGCATGAGTAGAGGCAGCTTCATTTCTCAAAGTGATTGAGAAAGTTGTACCAATACGAACGCCTGACCCAAGCTCGGCAACAATTAATGCTGCTGTTGCTGTGGTAACGGTTTTAGCCCCTGTAGGTGTCATCGTTACAAGACTGTTAACAGATTGAGCGGCCGTCAAAGTAGTGTCAGCATCCGATGCTTCTACTAATTCAATGCTTGAGTTCTCTCTGCCAAAAACAGGCTTTTCTAGTCCAAAGATTGAAGACATAATTAATTACCTCTAATCCTGATTAGAAACATTAGTAGCTCTCACTATACCAATGTTCTTTGTTTCGTAGACTTTCGACCAAGAGCCTACAGTTTCAAGAACAGATCTTGAAGGGTTAACAGTTGAGCTTGCATACTTCAAACCAACAGGATGGTAAATGTAGTGAAGATCAATAGCCACGGCTTCCTCTAAGGCAAGGATATCTCTATCAGTTTGAACACGCTGTGGAGCCTGTTGACCTGTTACGACAGAACCTTGTGAAAAAAAGAGCGTTGAATACTCAGTGGAAGAGCCAGAACCTGCCGTAGGAATATCGTCAGAAACGATGACTCTTAAACCACCAAATTTTTCTACTGGTTGATACCCTTCAAAAGCTCTTGTTGTGCTACCGCCTGTTGCGGATCCATCTGGTGCGCCTGTGTTGTCGTAGATTCGATCAATCATGTTGCGCTCTAGCAAATCACCATAAACATTGGAATGCATGGCTATTGCTGTAAGCTTGCCGCCTTGATCTCCTAATTTGGATTTTGCCCTTGCTACATGGCGAGGGCTTAATACTGTAGGAGTGTCACCGGATTCACTATCAATTGTTAAATCAAATAGAGCACTATTGGAATCGTTAGAATTCAGAGAACCAAAAGCACCTGTGAGGGTAGAATACAAATCTTTTTGCTTTTGATTGGCTGAATAAGCTCCCAACTTTTGAAGAATGACCTTGACAGGATCATCACTGTCACCAACAGCTAATGACGCTAAATCTCTAACACTGAATGCTCTACCTCGATGAAGTACAACACCAATCTGGTTATCAGCAGTAATTTTACCAGGTGTCAATGAAGTGCTATCTGTTAGAACTTCAAAGTCGCCGCTTAAATTAGCTGCATAAGATGGGATCTTTACAAAGTCCCCTCCTCTCTCAGAGGATAGATTTAATTCCGCTAAAGGTGTCACTATTCCACTCTGCAAAAATGAATCTGATGCAGTAGTAGCCTCTATTAAATAGGGGGTGAAAAATTCAGGTACTATTAAATCCGATCTTTGAGTACTCATGGAGAATACGAAAAAATTGATTTATTTACAAAAAGCGGAGACAACCCCTAACTCAGACAACCGAGATATTTATATCTTACCCCTTTACTGCGTTTTTTAACATTTCATATTTATTTATATCAGTTATTAATAATCGTTGTTGTTCTGTCATATTAAAACTATCAGGTGCAAATGGATTCTTTTCACCTGCTGAAACAAATTCTGTTGCTGATGCTTTTACCGTAGAGGCTCCACCTCCTTGGGGTCTAGAATGTTTTTGAGCCCAGTGGGGAATGTTTGACATTGCCCATTCCTTTACAGGTGTTCTTGTATATCCATCAACTACAACAACTGTTCCGTCTATTTCTCTAGAAAGTTGATCTTTATTTAAATGGCTCAAAGCATATTGAGGATCATGGACAACATCAGCTAAGGCCGTTACAGCCGGTGCTTCAATTTCTAGTTTTCTTTTCTCACTTCTTAAAGTTTCAATCTCTTTGTTCTTCTCTTCCTCCGCTTGTCTGTATTGACTGGCAAGTTTCTCCCTAGCTTCTTCGTATTGGCCCTTAGCTTCCAATTCTTCCTGTTCTTTCTTTTGCTTAAAAGCAATTAGTTCATTTACATCGACACCCTCGGGAACATTCTTTTCTCGTTGCCTTGATTTAATATTCTGATCTAAAAGTTTTGCGTTATTAGCTTTTAAAGCTTCTATCTCAGATTTTAACGCTTCAATTTCAGGATTAGGTGAGTTTGGTCGCTGTAATTCTTCATCCATAATCTTAGAAGTGGGTTTTTAATAATACTAACTCTTATTCAATAATGAGGACATTTTTTTTGCTTTAGGCTTTTTTTGCTTCTAGGAATAGTTTAAACCAAATTGGAACATTAATCATTTATAAAATATCTATCAACTAAATCCAAGTCTTGTTTGTTTTCTGCTGAAGCATATAAAACTTCAACCAATTCACCTATTAAATCTTTTTCCTTCCCTTTAGCCTCGTTAATTAAAGACAGCAGTTTTTTGGGTGCAGCCCTTGATTCAGGGAAGCTACCAGCAACTTTTAGAGCCTGTTCTTTTAAATCCATTTGTCTACCTTTTTCAACGAGGCATCAAGAGTCTCCTCTATCCATTTATAAGCAGAGGGTGACGCTTTTTTTAATTCTACAGGTGAGAAGATGAACTGCACAAATGTTTCTGCAAACCTTTCTCTGTAATCTGAGCTCCCATAAGCACTTGGAATCCAATCATAAGAACTTAATTTATTCACTTCATTTGTGTAATGAACTTGATGACCCATTTCATGCACATAAGTTTTCAACCAGCTAGTTCCTTCATTAAATTTACCTTTTCCATGTGCTGACCAATAACTGCTTCTATCCCAATTTGGATTGTTTTGGTTGCTTTTGGCATATTTAACAGCGTCCCTTACGTCATCTTGCATTTGTTTTACGCTTCTAATAGCTTTTTGCTTGCTTGTTGCCTTTAAAACAATATGGTTTGATCCTTTTATTGTCATCCCATTCATGTTTTTCCTACCTTTTCCACCTGCTGTAAAATATCTTTTTGTCTCATAAGATACGAAACGAAAATTATTATCTTCAATAGCAGAAGACATATCTCTGTAAACATCTGAAAAGCCGTATGTTGTTTCGTTTTTTAAAGAAGTTTGTATTGTTTTCTTGAACTGTGGGTTATTAAGAAAATACTCATATTTTTGCTTACCTGATCGAAGAGTACCTTCTTTAGCATTTGACCAGTTACAGAATACTTGTTTTTTTTCTGCAAATTTTCTAAGTTTTCTTGCATTTTTCCCGGCTAAACCTTCCATCTCATCCATTAAATCAAAAGCTTTGTTTACATCATTAGCTTTGATCTTTCCAGTGGGTGCCACACCCTGCAACTGAGCAACAGTTGGTAAAGATGGATCTCGTTCTCGTAACGCTGCCAGTTGTGCTTTCGTTTCTTTTAATTCCTCTGCCGCTGTTTTTACCTTTGTTTTTGCTTTTGGTGTTGCCTTCTTAGATGCTTTTATATCAATAGGCTTACCATACTTTTTTTGTAATTGCTCCAGCGTTAATTCTGTTCCATCGCTTCTAATAACCTGCCTTAAAGCATCCTTACCATTACTCTTTGCAGCCAACCGATTGAAATATTTTGCCTTCTCAAATCCTAAAGTTTTAATCTGCAATTCACCTGGTTCATAGGCTTTTAATTTGTTATTAGCTCCCCTTGCTCTTTGCTCATACAACCAATCGCCATAAGAAACTTTCTGAGGGACTCGGCCAGTCTCACTTGGTCTTGTTGTGATCTTTGTCTCAGGTGGAGGTGTTAAACCTAACCCCTTATAATCAACAACAGGAACAGTTGTAGACCTGCAATTAAAATGTTGTGGCGGTGTTGGCCCCTTATCATATTCAAACTTTTGACCGTCTAATCTTTGGCATATTGAGCTAGTCCTACTATCAAGAGTTGCCACATATTCATATTTAGGAACAACATCCTTATTAGCAGCATAAACACTTTGACTAGCTGCATTACTAACTTGATTAATTGATGTTCTAACAATCGTTTTTATCTGATTGTTTGCAAGCTTTAATGGTTGGTTTCCTGCTAAAGCAAAAGCTCTTGTTCCCTCCTTTGCATATTCATTAAAATTCAACCGCCCCATTAATCGCCTTGCAATCTGCACATTCGTTTCGCCTGATAAAACACCTTGCCTAATTGCTCCACCTAATCTTTCACTTGATCTTGCTGCTATCCCTCTAAATGCTTTTTCTACAGTTTCACCATTAGGCAGCGTCAACAATTCACCCCGCCTTGTTGTTAGTGCAAAATCTCCAGCCTTAAACTTTTTAAATTCTTCCTCTGGTCTTCCAAACAAGTTTAATCTTGTTGGATCTGTACTAACAACAGCATCACCAAACCCCTTGCTGACTGCAACACTATTAATTGGAATATTCCCAGAGGCAACAACTTTCTTTAATTCATTTTCTATGAATTCAGTTTGTAATACTGCTAACCCTTGAAGATCTTTCTTAAATGCCCTAGCAGATTCACCTGACCATGTTTTTAAACTATCTTTCGATTGTTTGACAATTGCTCTTAATCTTTTCCTTGTCTCAGGTGCAACTGCATTAACAGTTTTTTGTTGTCTAAATTCAATATTAACAAGTCTTTCTGCTGCTCTTGCAATAATGTCGTTATAAGCTCTTGCATATTTACCAGCAACCGAATTGCTATAACGGTTTAAATCAATAACCTCTCTATAAAACGCTTCAGGAACAGGAGCCGCTACCGCAGTTTTTGTTGACATTCATCAAGCCGCTTCAGTTGGAGCTGCATCCATCTCAATTAATCCGCCTGCCTGCGTTCTTTCTAACTCTTCTTCAACGTCAAAGTCATCTGATAAGACTTCCCCAGAGGCAAGTTGATCAAGCAATTCCTTCTGTGAAATACTTCCAGCCGTATAAAGTTGCAACCGGCTCTGTATTTCTTGCGGATCTAATCTTGCACTAACGAAATCACGATTAACAAAACTACCTCCAGCGTTAGGCTCATTCAAATACATGGCATGAAACCTCAAACAGTTATCAACTAAATCCTGCATCTGTTGAGCCAATACCATGAGCGTTGCATCACCCTGGCTCCTATCAATCCGCTTAGCCTCTGCTGTTTCACCGACCAACTTAGAACCCATTACCGCCGCTAATGAAAGTGTATTAATTTGCTTTTCAATATCGTCCAACCTTCTAAATTGACTATCAAGACTATCTGCAGAGGGGCTTATATATTCTGCTCTTGATTCTAGAGGTAAACTTAAAGCCTCACCTGGCCCTGCTGAAATTTCATCTGCACTAGCAGGGAAACCATAAAAAACTAATACAGGAATAGCAGAAACAGAAAGAATATTATCAAGATCCGATTGAATTTGATAATGCTTCAAATTTAATTCTGCTATTTCATACAACGGACTTCTAGATTCATAAGGCCCAACTCTGTTTGCATAAGCAATGGAGAATGGAATTTCATCCAAGCTCATAGTTCCAGAGTCGTGGATATAAAATTCACCCTTATCTTTCTTTCTGTGAATTTCAAAACTACCAGGCTCTAATACTCTGATTTGTTCAACTGTCTTCTCTCCATACCTTCCTTCTGGTTCAACAACTCTTTCAAGTAACCTAAGTTGAGATAATTTCCTGACACCCTCTCTGATCTCTGTCCTCCATCCAAGAATATCCGACGGTTGATAAGTTACCCAGTAAGGCCTTGCTTTTTCTCCTTCTTTTGGTGCGTCAACTAAAACACCAACATGACCAAAGGAAATTGCTGTTCTTGCTGTTTGATAAAGCCACACATCAAGATTATTTCCCTCAAGGTCTACATCGAACAACTGTTCCCGCACTAGGTCCGAGACATTATCTAATCGGACAGGCTTTCTAACTAACATGCCCGATAACATTTTTTCAATTCGGTCCACAAATGGAACAACGGTTGATCTGTCGAGCCTGACCTTATAACTATCGTCTTGTTCCCTAGGTTGTTGCGGTAAATATTTTCTATTTTTACTCCTGATCTGATAACTGCCTTCTCTTAGATCGTTAATCAACTCCCAGAAAATTGCCATGCGCTGATAAGCCGCATTAGGACTTTCAACCGTAGTAGTGGGGTTGGGGATGCCTTCAAGAGTTCCGTACACTTTTTACCCTCATAGTATCAAGCTTTTAATAAATTCTAAAGCCTGTCCTTGATCCTGCCTTACTGTAAATCATATTGAACTCACGATACACAAGATAACCTAAGCAATCATTTAAGTGATCAAAATTATTCTGCTTGTCTGGTAAGCCTGTTTTCTCGTCATAACTTTGTAACTCCAAACTTTCAATTAATGATTTGCAACGGGCATGAACCGCCATACGCACCCGTCCTTTTGAGTTTTCCAAGAGTGCTTGTAAGGTTTGAACTCTGTCCTTGATCGGTGGGTTGCTCTTAAGAGCCATTGAAGTGAACCCATAACTTTCAAGGATTGAGATGTCCGTCCTTGACGCATTAGTTGTATTTCTCGCTGCCCCACTAGCATCTGGATAAACATAAATCTTGTTTGTAGGATAACGTCGTTTAATTTCTTTTGCTAGTGAATCAGTGTCTAATTCTTTACATATTTCATCAAAGACATAAAGCTTATCTCCTTCTTTTACCCCGATAACTGTGTTCGTATTTCCCACATTAAAATCCACTCCACAAAGCAATGGTTCTCCCTGAATTACAAAAGGTAATTCATCAATCACGTGCTTGGCTCTACTAAATCTTGTATATACACTGCCAGTATTGAGGTTGACAAAATTTCCATTGAGGTAGGCTTCTATTAAATTTTTATCATAATTCAAATATAGATTCTCGATAAAGTCAGAAGGCAAATATGGATTATCAGTTGATTTTGCTTGGATCAATCTTGTATCTGATTTTGCTTCTTTCTTAAATGTTTTATGAGCGAAACCAAAACCCTCTGGAGTTGTAGTAACAAAGAACTGTTGAATGTTCCCAGAACGTAAACGTGCAAGTGCCATATTCATTGCTTGCTCTGCATTGTAACTGCCAACGGTGTCTGCTTCATCAAAGCCAATTGAACATAAGTTTTGCCCCCTCAATCTTTGATAATTCAAAATTGTTCTAAATAAAATTGTATGGCTGCCTTCTTTAAATTGAATTGTTAGCTCGGGCATTGGTGATGCTCTATAGCTAAAAGGGATTTTCCATTCTTCCAACATCTCAAGCATTGACCTATGTAACACATCCCTCAACATTGTGTTTGTAGGTTCGAAGAGTGCTGATACATACCCAATATTTTTTGCTGCAAGAATTAAACTTTTAGCAATTAAAGCAACAGTTTTTCCGGCCCCAAATCCACACACTAGAGCTATCTTACGATGCTCCAAATCGGCGCAAAACTCTTTTTGATGAGGTAATAAAGAACCTTCTATTGTTTCTATGACTTCTAAACTGGTAGGTATTTTATTTACATTTTGCTGAAATAAAACATGTCCAGTTTTTGCTTCTAATAAAATACTCACGAACAAAGTTGAGCTAATTTAGCTGCTGTATTAATAGCACCAAGCGCAATGTGATATTGGCCCGCCATTCTGGCTTCTATCTGTAAGGTGCTGCATTGGCTTAATAAATCAGCAACCATTTGAGGTCTTTCGATATCCCAATCGGCCTTCATCTGATCTCTAGCCAACCTGAGATAAGTATCTATAGTGCTCTCTCCCACCCCCCAATTTTCTATGGCATAACTTTTACAGTCGGATCTCCTACCACCATTAGAAATGATCCGAACGAATTCCTTCACCCGGAGAACGGTTTCAGCTTTAGTACCTTTTTTGGCCATTTAAAAACATCATACCTCGGTCCAACACTTTTCATCGTAAAGCAATTTCCCAAGAGAGAGTAAAGGTTTCTCTTCAAGACAATGTAAACAGACATAAGAATCTCCTTTTTTAGGAGGCTCTTTACCTGGAAGAGAATAAATAGAAGAGGGAGCTTTTTTAATGAGCTGTTCACCATATTCAGTGAGCTTCATTTTATAACAGTCGCTTCCATAGACATCGGAGGCGTCAATAACGAGAGACCAATTTTTTTCAGTTGGATGATAAGAGATAATAACTTTAGGCTTCATAAGCAGAGTGTAGGAATTGTTTAATAGAGTTTAGTTGACGAGCAAAGAGCATGATTGTTTCGCTATCAAGAGGATCGGAGGAATCCATAGCATTATCGGCGATAGCAGCGGAAACAGATTTGGATTGTTCGAGGAGAAGAACCATGCGATCAACGACGGGCTCCTGTTTTTTTGAGATAGTCATGAGACAGAAATGAGACAGAAATGAGACTAGATAGTGTTCCCACGTTCCCAAGTGTTCCTACCTTTCTTACAAACTTACCTGAGCTATATATATACCCCTATATACCTATTTCTATATTTATATATAAAAACATAGGAACAAAGGGAACATATAGTAAGAAAGTAGGCACTGAGTGGTTTTTGAGCGTTCCCAGTAGTGGGAACAGGGTGGGAACAGGAGGGAACTTTAGGAGGTTGGATGGTTCCACACCCACTTAGGCGTTCCCTCCACTCTTTTTTTCTTTCTCTCATATTTTAGATTTTTGAGAATAGATGAGACAGTCATCGTGTCGGATTTTGTTTGGCGTTCCACGGGCTTTTCGATTGCTTCGGTAAGAAGTTTTTCGATAGTAATATCCGTGCTTTGATTAACAGGATTATTCAACCACTGGCTAATGACGGTTAGCCAAGGAGAGTCAACCATGTAACCTAAATTCTCCTTTTCGATTTGATTTTCCTGTTCAAAGGTTAGGAAATGTGACTCCTTATTTTTCCAAGCATGAACGGCTGCGGCCCATATTGCATCACGTTCTAATTGAAGTGAATCCAGATCAATGGATGTAGAGGTACAAGGAATAACATGAAAACGTCGGTTTCCAGTTTCATCAAATAACAGACCTGATTCTTTGTTACTTGATCCGACAATGATTCCACGGCGCGGCCATTCTTCAACAGATTTACCGTAGGGAACTCTTAAGAAATCGGTAGAGCGCGATAAAAAAGATTTAATATGACCAGCATGTTTTCTAGATGTAATTGAATCCAATTCGGCCCACTCCATCAAAAAGCTGCGGTGCAAAGTTAAAATTGAATCTTTTGAGGAAATGTCGTCAAGAGCATCCGAGAAGAAGGGGCCAGCGAGCGTTTGCCAAAAGGAAGATTTTTTTATTCCCTGCTTACCTTGAAGAACAGTTGCGGTATCATGCTTACAACCAGGAAGATATACACGTCTCACGGCGTTTATCAGAGTTAATTTAAGCATTACATCGTAGATAGTCGGCTCATCAATGGATGCGTCTTGAGGTCTTAAATATGCTGTTGCTAAACGGTCTATATATGTCGGCTCAACTTCGGACGCAACGTGATCTAAATAAAGTTTGACGGGATCATATTGGTTTTCATGCGCGACCTTGAGCAGACAATCTATTGCCATTTGCTTTTCGACCTTGTACCCGAGTTCAGCAAGGGTTAAATAAAAAAGTTCAATATTTTTAATAACTTCACCGTCCATTTCGATGGAATGTGAAAAGGTATTGAAGCGGATGTCTTGTTTTGATTTACGAAGGAATGAAATTAATTCTTGTGATGTGAGTTGTTCAAGTTTTGAAGGGATCGGTGTGGTTGTTTCTTCTACGGGGATAACAGACTCAGGAAAAACTCTTGGTGGAGGTGTCCAACCATCTTCTTTAGCAAATTTTTGAAGTGTACCGAGTGATATGCCAGAGCGTTTGAATGAGTGCCATTTCTTTGCACATTCACCTGGTTTATATTTGCTGTTCTTGCTTGAGAGATCTTCCCAATCTGCAAGAAGTGAATCTCCTGCGGAGTGAGCCGCCATTCCGATTTTTAACCATTGGTCGTAGTCATCTATTCGGTTGGGGTTAATTGATTGAAGAAGGGAACGAGCTTTATCAATGTCTGAGTTGAAGACCTGAACGGGCTTTGCTTTTTTTTGTTGATCCATCATCTTTTCGATAATGGCTAATGGTGCGTCAGCTAATTCAAGGTCAGCAGGTGAGCGACCATCCATCCAACGGTATCCATCGGTCATTGGATGCTTGCCCGCTACAATCGATTGTGCTCCATCCCATCGAAGTTCAAGCTGCTCCACTGAGCCGTCCTCGTCTTTTACACCTGTTTGAAATTTGCGTGTTTTTATCTTTGACCAATATTTTTCTGGAACTTTGTAGATCAGTTGAAAACGACCAACGCGCCCAGATGTAACCATCCAAGAAGGAGGAAGAGAACCAATAGAGAAACCCCATTCTGTAAGGATTTCTGATGATGACTTTCCATCGTGATCGAGAAAGAGAAGACCAGAACTCGGTGTGCCGCAGGTTACACCAATACCAGTTGAACGACCTTCAGATATTTCTTTAAATAACTGAGAACGGGTTAAAGGTTTCTTTTGCCAATCTTTTTGATAGGGGCGTTTATTTTGAACGGCAACAAAACCCCACGACTTCGGTAAACGAAGTAATTCCTCTTTTATATCCATTGTTTATCTGTTAATAAAAATTTCTAAAGGAAAAGTTGCCATTATGCTAGAAGTCCTCCAGGTCGTTGCTGATTCACAATTTCATCTTGAAGTACTGCTCCTAAGATAGATCCTAATTCTTCTGCTTTCCCTGAATCACCTTCAACGAATGCTTCCGCCATCTCCTCGATCGGCTCGTTACAAATCGAATCATACATTTTTATATGACGACGAATGATCGATCTAATAAAACCAGCTCTTGAAAATTCAGGCGGTTTGTTTTCGTCTAACCATTTAATTTGCCCTTCGGTTAGCTGAGTGTTGATTGTCTTTAGATCGGTGTCAGAGCCCATTGGGGTTGTTTTTGTAGTAGATATGTGTAAGATAGCACCATAAGCAATCCCGTCAACAAAATGAAACTGTTCAAAAGCGATCTTGATGAAAGGTGGTCGCGGATCATCACGGCATCAGGAGATTGCCGTTTAAGAGCAATTCATAAGGATGGCAGATTTTTCTGGAAAAGTTACCGCGTTGAGGTTGAGGTCAACGCAAAATGGATCAATATGGTCCAATCACGGAGAAACTATTTAGAGGAAGCATTTCAACAAGAACTCGGTACGAAAAAGGTCACAGTATTTTTAATTGCGGTATGAAGATGAAAATATCTAAATATGAGCAACAAGAACTGTGGTATCAAATTATAGATGCGGCGGGTTCACGTTCCGCTAAGGAAATGTTGAAGACGGATTGCAATCTTGTTTCAATTGAACTCGGCAAAGAGTGGGGCTTTGGTGAGTTTTATAACGTCTGGAGAAGTTACAAGGTACAGATCGAAGTTTTAAACAAATTTGTCGATCAATCAAAAGTAAGGATGGCTTGCAAGCTCGGCTTGGAAAGCAAACAAGTAAACATTGAATTTGTAGAGAAATGGAATTAAGGGAATACCAAAAAGAGGCAGCCGATAAGTTGTATTGGTTACTCGCACGAAAACAGTTTGCATATTTGATGGGCGAAGTACGCACCGGAAAAACACTGACCGCTTTAAGTCTTATTAAGCGATTAGGAATCCAACGGTGCTTACTGGTTACAAAGAAAAAAGCAATCCCAAGCATTGAAAAAGATGCCAAAGCTTTAGGAGTGCAGGATCGGGTAATGGTTATTAACTATGAACGGTTGCCCAAGTTTGCATGGACATTTTGGCAGTTATTAATTGTCGATGAAGCACATTGCATCGGTGCGTTCCCTAAACCTTCGGGCAGATGGAAGAACTTAAGACAGATGAGTTATGAAAAAGTTTTGTTAATGAGTGGAACAGCATCACCAGAATCTTATTCGCAGTTGTATCACCAATTCACTTTGCACCGTCCAGTTTGGGCGCAATATCGAAATTTTTACGAATGGGCTAAGAAAGGTTATGTGGATATTGGTCAAAAATATATTGGCACGGGGCAGACGGTAAACGATTACTCGAACGCTAATAAAGAATTGATTTTAAAAGATATTGATCCGTATGTTGTGCGGATGACTCAGGAAGATGCAGGGTTTGAGACAAAGATTGATGAAGCTGTTCGATATGTAGAGATGAATGAAAAGACTTACCAATTAGCCCAAAATATTATTGATGATGGAATTTCTGAATTTTGGGAACTACATCTTACATCTCCACCTGTGAAATATATAACAACAATTCTTGCCGATACGGGAGCAAAGAAACTAAGCAAGTTAAAGCAAATTTATTGTGGAACGGTTATTCCAGAAGAAAGCAGTAAGGGAATAATTTTTGATCGGTCAAAAGCTGAGTACATCAAAAAACGATACGGCAAACATAAAATTGCAATTATGTACTGCTATGAGGCAGAACGAAAAATGTTATATGAAACATTCCCTAATGCAACGGATAGTCCAGAAGAATTTAACGCGAACAAGGATGCAGTTTTTATTGGGCAAGTAAGAGCCAGCCGTGAGGGAGTGAATTTAAGTAGTGCAACGTATTTGCTGTTCCTTGGCGTAGATTTTGCAGCGCTCTCTTACATCCAATCTAGAGATCGCGCAAGCTTTCTTGGAAGACAGATTGCCCCTAAGATTAGGTATATATTTGCGGCGGACGGAATTGAAACTCGAATTTATCGACAAGTCATCCAGAAAAAAAATTTTACAATCAGTCATTACAAGTCGTGCAGAGAGCAGTTATCAAGCCAAGCTGGTAAAAAAATACGAGAAAGACGGTTATGAGGTAATTAAACTTTTAAAGACAAATAAAAATGGTTATCCTGATTTGCTATTGCTTAAACCGAATGAGGTGCGATTTGTTGAAGTGAAGGCACTAAAGGGACGGTTAAGCAAGATTCAGGAATATCGAATAAAAGATCTACGCTCTAAAGGCTTTCCCGTTGAAGTTGCCAGATCGCCTGATTAAGTTAATATTTTGATACATGGGAAAGGAAGAGGTCCCCATCACCCAGACCCATGTGTAGAGAAGAAGTAAGGGTAGTTAGTCGCTGCCCTTATTTCATGTCCGCAATTATTCTACTGACCATCACGGCTTTTGAGTAGTGAGAATTGGTTCCTGCTAACGGTCTTAATTTTTTATGCGTTAATTGCATGAGTCCAGCCCTGAAACCTTGAAGACCCGTAGGACTACGATAAACAAAGGGAGAACCGAGCAAATCTAGGAATTGTTTCATTTCATTAAGAGGGGTGTGCAGAGATGTGTAGGCATGTATATTCAAAGAGTCATCCAACCCCATTTAGTTATGACTTCTTCTGTAATCAACCCTAAGTCAAACAAGGCTGATATTATTGACGGAGCGATGGAATACATCGACACCACCGATAAGCAGCTCAAGACTCTAAGGGAAGAAAAGCAGGCTCTTGTCATTCTGTTAGTTGTTGCAGCCTCTGCCGCTATTCTTTTTTAACCAACCGCCCCGCAAGGGGCTTTTTTTTGTCTTTCGTATGAATCAAGCATAGTTAATTCGTACACCATTAAAGGTTCTTCCAATGTCAAACTCAGAAAATTTAAGCAGTCTTGACTGTGTGAAAATACTTGTCAATCAAACATTGCTTAAATCACTTTCAGATCAATGCCACTTATATGAAAAGCTCTTAAAAGAAGCAAGAGCTGAAATGAAGAAACTGAACGATGAACAACCTGACGGGTACAAATTCGGACAGTTATCTTAAGTAAAGGAGCCACAAGGCTCTTTTTTATTACCGATTTGTAATAGAAGTAGACAGGGGTGTAAAGAGGTGTATAATAAAGAAGTAAGCAACCCCGAAACAAATGAACTTCTTCGAAACCTTCTTCTCAGAAAAAGACTTAACTGATGAGGTTTACACAGTGACTTCAGAAAATGGAACACCAAACATCATTCCATCATCTGTTGTTATCGAAGCGATCAAAAGAACCAAAGGAGAGGAAGCTCAAAAGATTGAAACCATTCTAAGAAAGATTGATTTCATGAATGGCAATGTCCACCACTTCCTTCAGCACTTAGCACAAGCAATGGCTCTAGACACCGCTTTTTAAATCTTCCGCCCCTTTTAGGGGCTTTTTATTGTGAGAATTACTCTTTCAGACTTGGAAAACGAGTTGGTCGCATTTAGCGGATGGCAAACAGGTTTTAAACACAATAGAACATGGACTTGCCTTTCAAATCCTCATGTTTGCATCTGGGATAGAAACTCTTCTGTTCAAGATTCAATTAAACAAAAAGGTGGTCATAGGTTTGATCATCTTTGGATGTCTGGAGACAAAGAAAGAAATGCACCTCAACCAGTCAATTCATTTCAAAAAGTTGGAGGGATTGGGGTTGTTAGAAGATATAAAAGAACAAATGGAACAATTGATTTCACAGTTAAAACCCCTCCAGAGCGTTGGATGATTGAAGATTTTTTAAACCTTTATAACGATCAAGTTCAAATAACAACCCAAAAGGAAAAGCTGAAAATGATTGAGGATGGTTTAAAGCAAGTTGCACTACATGAAAGCAATACAGAATATATTCTTTTTGGAATAGCAAAATCGGTCAGTTCTTTTAAGGAAGAGTTGCTGACGTTTAAGCATGAAATAAGCTCATCTATTGAAATCACAGAAAGAACATTAAAAACGGCAAAAATGAAAGGCAAATGCAAAAAACTAAATCAATTAATTTTTCCAAGTCGGGCTAATTCAAGATCAAAAGGTTTTTGACAGACATGCATAGATTTAAACCCCTCTTTTTAATGGAGATGTACGGACTATTGACACAGTCATGCAGGGGTGTATACTAGATGTGTAAGCAATCAACCCCATGAAGCTTTTTATTTTTAGCATTGGTGTTAGTCTTCTTTTTTTCGCTGTTACAACACAGGCATTAGAAGACATGACCCGTCAAGACTGCGAGGTGCATCACATCCAAGCGGCGTGCGCGGTCTTGAGAAAATAGAAGCAAGGCGGCTAACCCCCTAGCCGCCCCACTTCACCGCCATTGACCCTCGGCGGCGGCACTTTTATTTTACCTATGACCGACTCAGAAGTCTTAAACACATTTCGCACCGCCGAACATTACGGCGGCCAATTTATGACCCATTTATCTCGCGCTGGAATCGCAGCCGACCCTATTAATAGGTCCAAGCTCTTAAGAACATGGCCTGAAATCTATAAAATGTATGGCCCTGGTTCTGCTTTATATAAGGAGGCAGCATGACACAAGGCAGCGTTCAAATCTCAAATGAGCAATACCACAAGCCTGATGGTGCGATTAGCTCAACAATGGCGAAGACCATGCACAAATTTGGCCCGTGGGCTTTTTGGAATACTTATTACAATCCAAATCGGCCTGAAAGAAAAACAAGTCCTGCTTTAACACTTGGCAGTCTGACGCATTGCGCTGTGCTTGAGCCTGACGAACTGAAGAAACAATTCATGGTCGTTAGCTCCAGAGCCACCAAAAAAGGAAAAGAAGAAGCCAAGCAAGCTAAAGACGAAGGGTTAACGGCTGTTACCCAATCTGATTTAGATTTAGCTCTTGCAATGCGTGATGCTGTTTATGCGGATAAACAAGCAAAATTGTTTTTAGAAAGTGGAGCAGCAGAAAAATCATGGTGGAGCGTTGACGACGCTACGGGTTTAGACATCAAAGCACGAACAGACTGGGTAACAAAGAGAACGATTGTTGATTTAAAAACCAGCCGAAGTGGTGCGGCTCCTGACGAATTTTCAAAAGCGGTTGCTAACTTTGGCTACCACATCCAGGCAGAACACTATCTCCAAACTACGGGATTAGATCGTTTTGTGTTCTTAGTTGTTCAATCAGAATTTCCTTTTGAGGTTGCTTTGTACGAATTAGACAAAGCCGCAATGGATGAAGGAGCAAGAGCAAGGCGCAAGGCACTCGATCAGATCAGTGAGTGTCAAATTGCCGACCATTGGCCAGGACATTCTGAAACAGGTGTTCAAAGCCTAAGCCTGCCACGGTGGGCATTTTCAAAAACAACCCCTAATTAACATGACTTTTTCAGATGAGCAGGTTCAGCTTTTAAAGGAACCCATCGACAGAAACAACGTTTCAGAGCGTTGGGCCGATAAGGAAAAAACGTTCAAGCTTTCTTATGTTGAAGGCTGGCGCGTTATAAAAGAAGCAAACAGAATTTTAGGTTTTGATGGTTGGAATAGTGAAACCGTTGACTTAAGAATGGTTTATGCAGATGAAAAAGTTGTTTCCTATATAGCCAAAGTAAAGATCACGGTTGGAGATGTCGTTAGAGAAGGCATCGGCGCAGGCCATGGCCGTATGGGTGGTATTGGTGATAAGCATGAATCAGCAGTGAAAGAATCCGAGACAGATGCAAGGAAACGGGCGTTCATGCAATTCGGGGATCAGTTTGGTTTGTCTTTATATGACAAGCATCAAGCATGGGCCAAGAAAGCACCAGCTCCAAAAGAAAAGCCTCCTGTCAAAACAGAACCACCAAAGACAAGCGAAGACGGAGAAGCCTTAACAAAACAATTTCTTGCTTATTTAGAAAAGAACCCTAAGAAAACAAAAGCGTTAAAAGAGAATTTAAATAATCGCTACGGTCAAGGAAAGATCAACGAAAAGCAACGTGATCAAATACTTGCTGCAATCTTGGAGGTAGAAGATCAATGATCGAATATTTAAGACCAAAAGACCTTGCAAACCGTTACGGAATTTCGTTATTCACGTTGCAACAATGGAGAAAGAAAACAAGGAAAGGCGAGGCCACTGGGCCTCCGTTTGAGGACATCGGCTTAACACCGTTAAAACCTTACGCTCCTCGGATTCGTTACCGACTCGTTGATGTCATCGAGTGGGAAGCGAAAAATAACATAACCCCAAATTCTACGGACTAACCCAATGGAATCAGCATTCACAGCACGTTTCAAATTCATCACGAACAAGAAGAAAAAAAGCGGCAACGATTGTGACCGTTATTTATTGATTGACTGGACTCCAGATGAAGCAAGAGACGCCGCAAGATGGTTTTTTGCTCAAGCTGAGAAATGTGAAGCCCCAGGTGGCTCAACAATTAGAAAATATAGCTCTCGTACCGATTATGAAGAGATTCCTGGCTTTACTTTATTTGGAAGTCAGTGGTCTATTGATCCTGATTCTGAGGAAGAATGGACAGACGGTAGAGGAACAATTTCTCCTAGAGCCTGAAACATAAAAAAGCCCCTCAAACGAGGGGTCTTTTCTTTCCAATGCAGACCTACGGAGATTTTTTAACGGGTGTAACACAAGCAAGCTTGGCCTTTAACGTATGGATTTCTTGCAAACAACCCGCAATGAATCGACATTGCTCATGGTTTTGCCTTGTTATAGCTTCGGCATACCTTTTTACATACTCAATGTCTTTTGAAGCGTTAATGGATCGAATTTCTGTTTCCATTATTAATTCTTCTTCTAATGTCGGAGTCACTAACTCCATCAACATTTTGAACTCAGGAGGAACTTGTGACATGTTTTTTTCTTATTTCTAGCAAACATTGAGAGCAATTACATTCCATCTTCCAGCTCGGCGGCCTTCTCTGAAAGTCCTGTGTAGATACCATGCATAGGATTGTCAGATAGGTGTCTACCGTCTAAAACATATAAGCGCTCTAGTCTGAGCATTCTTTGTTCATCTTCTTTTCGCCACTCAGGTTTATACATACTCATTGAAGTTTGGTTGTTTCGTTTGAGAATAGTCTAACTCCTATAAAGGCCACTGCTTCATCATCTGTTTTATAAGTTGACAAAATATTTATTATTAACTATAGTTGTTTTACAACTTTAAATAGCCCCCTTTAGAATGATGGCAACATCAACAAAAACAAAAACCGATAAAGAATGGTTTTTAGAGCATTTTGGAAAGCTTACTAAAGATCATCAACAAAAGCTAGAAACTATTGCTATCAGATTTAGAAAATATTGGAGACTTGTAGAGAAAGAGAAAGTTTACGTTAGTACTTGGAGAAGTGAAGAGGAAGAATGTTTTTACGTTACTTGGGACTCAAAACATGAACCATACTTTGATGTAGAAATTAAAGACCCATCAAAAATATATAAGGTTGAAAAAGTTCGTTTTCTTTGTTATGCAGATCGCATAGAAGTTATAGACTCTTTTGGCTCTTTTAACCCTGTTGAACGTTCTGCAATAATATATAAGTCAGACAAATACACAATGACAATAGAGAACTTTTTTAAATATTTAGATCAATTAACAAAAGGTCCTAGATATTTTGCAGAATGTACTAATGAGGAGGTATAGAACCATGACAAACAAACACATTTATCTTGACCAATTACATGAACTGCAAAGACGTGAATATTATTCAATAGAAGTTGAAATACACCCAAAAGATAAAACATATTTCGACAGATTTATTGAATTAAATCGTTCTTTAAAAAAAACAGAATATAATGAGTCTAAATATACGAATATGTTTAAGTATAAAAAACTAGAAGATAACGATAAACGAATTATTATTGAAGGTTATCTAGAGAGACTAGATATTGAAACGGTTTCTGGCGAACCAGAACAAGATTACTTTTATGATAAAAAGGTCTTAAGTATAAAAATAACCTGTAAGGATCCTTTTGTAGAATACCCACCGAAAAGAAATTTTTGGGTAAGTATTCTTTCATATTTCAGAAAATAAATTTAAAAAATATATCTTACTCAATCAAAACATTATTAACCTAACCCTTTTTTAAAACGATGACAACATCAACAAAAAAATCCTTGAACTATATGCAGAAATGCCAAGAGCTGCATGATAAATATCGAAAGGAAAACAAGATTGTTCATGCTTATCTAGAACCTCGTGAAGATGATGCAGACACTATAGAAGAAGCTATCTCTTGGTTTAAATCTATATGTAAAACTAAAGATTTAATTAGCTATGCTTCTCTATTTGATGATAACGAAAACCACCCATATATCGGTATTGAACCATTTAACTCTTTCTATCTTTTCTTTGACTTTTCACATTATAATGAAACTTTTTTAGCTGGTTATACGTCTTTTTGTTACATAGAGAAAGGAACGATTGATTTTGATACCGTGAAAAAGGGAGAGATATTTCCTGTAATACTCCATAAACATAATGAAGACATTTACACTGTTGCTGTAGTATATAAAGGTTCTAGATGTCGAGATACAGTTTATATCTTTTACCCAAATAAAGAAGGTTTAGCGGCGTTTAGTGTTTTTATGAAAAAGTATCATCCAGACGATAAGTTTTAATAACTATACCTTACTCAACACGATCATTATTTTGACTAACCCCCTTTAAAACCATGACAGCATCAACAAAAAAATCCTTGAACTATATGCAGAAATTTGAAGACCTGTATAAGACATCTCTAGAAAAGAATAAAGTTGTTCATGCTTATGCAGAGCCTTGGAAGCCTTGGAGAGAAAAAGATATGGCAGGGACTGTAAAAGAAGCTATCTCTTGGTTTAAATCTATAGGTAAAAATAAAGATTTAATTGGTCGTTCTTCTTACTGTAAATATGAGATAGACACAGAGATTGTGATTGACAATGACCGAGGTTGCCGTTTAGAAGGATATTCAGGTGATTGTTCTATAGAAAAAGGAACGATTGATTTTGATAACTTGAAAGGTGGAGAAATATTCCCTGTAATACTCCATACACATAATGAAAAATTTTACACTGTTGCCTGTGTATGTTATAGAGGTTGGCGGATGAATATTCTTGACCCAAATCAAGAAGGTTTAGCGGCGTTTAGTGTTTTTATGAAACAGTATCATCCAGGCTTAATAAAAATATTATTAACCTACCCCCCATTTAAAACCATGAAAGGATACTGGTCTGTAAGAATAGCAAACGCATTTCTTGAAAAATCACTAAATGATAATAAGCCAATTGAGCCAGAGGTAGTACAAGATCTTTGTTATCTTGCTAATGGTCTACATTGGGCCTCTTTTGATGAACAATTAATTGAAGATGATGTCGAAGCATGGACATATGGTCCTCAGTATCAGATTTTAGATGATTTTACACGGTACCCATTCTGTTGGACTGACAAAGGGATTACTAGTTGTCTTCCCGTTTTTTCTACCCCAAAGCTTACTAGAAAAATTAGTAATGAAGAAGTAAAGATAATTATTCAACACAAAAACAAATTTTACAACGTTTACAAACAAATGGACAAAGAAGAAGAAGATGAATTAATAAATAAATTCCAGGAAAGATTAAACACAGGTTTAGATTATAAAGCTAAGAAAACTATAGATAAGGTTTGGGAAGAATATAAAAAAATTTGGGAAGAATATAAAAAAACTCCACGTTATGGATTAGAGAGAATAGCTCGTGAAACAGGTTATGGATTAGAGAGAATAGCTCGTAAAAAAGATGGGCCTTGGGATTTAGTCTACTCAGAGGATAAATATAATGAAATACCTCAAGCTCTTATAAAAGATTATTTTACTAACTCTAACCCCCCTTTAAAATCATGAACAACTACTGGTCACTAAGAATCGCAAACGAATTTATTGAAAAATCACTAAAGGATAAAAAGCCAATTACTCAATTAAAATTACAAAAACTTTGTTATTTTGCTAATGGTGAGCACTGGAAATCTTTTGATGAACAATTAATTGAAGATTATGTCGAAGCATGGAAATATGGCCCTGTTTATCGGGGGTTAAGAGATTTTATGCCTTATCAGGCTAGCAAGGAGTTTACTAGAAAAATTAGTAATGAAGAAGTAAAGATAATTATTCAAAACGAAAACAGAGTTTACAAAGAAATGGACGAAGAAATAGAAGATGGAGTAATAAATATATTGATTGAGGAATTAAATGAAAATTTAGATTATAAAGCTATTAAGACTATTGATAAGGTTTGGGAGAAACATAAAGGCACCACAGCATATGAATTGACGAAATTAACTAATAAAAAAGATGGTCCTTGGGATTTAGTCTACGAAAAGGATAGATTTAATAAAATCCCTCAAACCCTTATAAAAGACGCTTTTACTAACTCTAACCCCCTTTAAAACCATGACTACTCAAACAAACTATGTGCAGGAATTCCAAGAACTGTATAAGAAATATCTAAAGGAGAATAAGGTTGTTCATGCTTATGAAATAAATCAAATTGATCTCTTTCCATTGGAGGCCCCCAAAAACAATGCTTTTTATTTTAAAAAAAGATTAAGTGGCCTTAGAGGTTGTTTATGCTTTGTAAATGGAGAGACTTGTAATCTTGACACCATGAAAGAGAGAGAACTATTTTCTACGGTTTTTTATAAGACTCATTATAAACCTATCTTGACTGTTTCTTGTTTATCAATATCTCATAAAGCATCGAAAAAAATACATATTTATTATCCAAGTAAAAGTAATTTAGATCTTTTATATGGTTCTTTAAAAGTAATAATCCCTCATTATTTAGATAGAAAATTGAATCAAGTTTATACACTTGGAGGAATCCTCTAAATATATCAAGCCAACAACAAAAACACCTAACCCCCTTTAAAACCATGAACGGATACTGGTCACTAAGAATAGCAAACGCATTTATTGAAAAATCACTAAATGGTCAAATTCCAATTACTCAATTTAAATTACAAAAACTTTGTTGTTTTGCTAATGGTCAGCATTGGGATTCTTTTGATGAAAAATTAATTAGTGATTTTTCTAGAAAATGGAATTATGGTTGGGTTTATTGGGATTTAGTAGGATTTGCGTCTTATCAGGGTAAAAATGAGGTTACTAGGAAAATTAGTGATGAAGATGCAAAGGTAATAATCCAAAATAAGAACAGAGCTTCCAAACTAATGGACAAAGAAGTAGAAGATGAATGTATAATTTTGTACCAAAAAAAAATAAAAGCAGATTTAGATTATAAAGCTAAGAAAACTATAGACAAGGTTTGGGAAGAATGTAAAGATAAAGAAGCTTATCAATTGTTAGAAAAAGTCCCTGAAATGGCTGGCTGGATAAAATTCCTCAAACTCTTATAAAGGATTATTCTACTAACTATAACCCCATTTAAAGCTATGCCCCGTTCTATTGAGTACAAACAGACAAGAAATCAAACTGTCTTACAGATGAGAAAAGATGGTCACACATTGCAATCCATAGCTAACGAATTTGGTTGTACTAGAGAGTGGATAAGACTAATTCTTAAAAATGAAATTGGAATTACACAAAAATATAAATTCGATTCAAAAAAACATTGCAAAGCAGATGAATATTCTGCTCAAGATATTGTTGAACTTACTGGTTATCATCTTAAATATATATCAATACTTATCAAAGAAGATCAGATCCCTATAGTTTCTAGAATTGAAAAAAGACATAAAGGAATTAATGGATATTTTTGGAAGAAAACTGACATTGATAAATGGATCGAACTAAAAATTAAATATTTAAAAATTGCTTTAGAAGGATATATAACAACAAGACTTGTCGGATACCCAATAAAAGGATCAGAATATTACGCTAAATATAAAATAACTCATCCTAATATACAGAAAAGATATAAATTACTTTTAGAAATACAGTCTGGTAACTGGAAAGGGAAACTTTCTTATCGTTCACAGCGTAATGATCTAATAATGAAAGAATTTTATGGTGATATAAAACCTTTTGATTACATAGCTAAAGATTATTCTAAGTACTTAAATCAAAAAACTAAAGAAGATTATGCACAAAAAGGTTTGTTTAATAGTATGACAACAGCAAAAGAAATACAGATGCACCAGAAGACTATAGTAAAGTTTAGAAAAAAAGGTATCTTAAAAGAAGGTATACACTTTATTAAAGGAGATCACTACTACCATAGATATATGTACTACCCAGAAAAAACTAAACAAGCCATCCTCAATGGTGGCTATGATGTGGCGGCAGCCGCTAGACGAAAAAGAATATGGGCAAAAAAGAACGCAGCACTGGAGGACTTCTAGACGCAAATTTAAGATTATAGCTATAATAAAATAAAAAAAAATCAATGATCATGGTTAAAAAAGACCTTTCCGATTCAAAAATCGTGGCCTTTTTTATGGGGTCAATTATAGGAATCGCTGTATTTGCCCCCATTTGTTGTAACCTTGGAGGTATGAAAGGTATGGAGATGGATACAACTATAGATCCGATTGATATTGTAAAATAGTATATGATTGTTTCACTTTAAATTAATGCCTACACCAATGAAACCTATAAACCACGGTGTCCTTAGTGGTACTGTTTTTTTTATGTTTCCCGATGATACTGACGAACGTTATCCATACTGTGTTTGTGTAAAACTAAAATCATTGGAGGAACTTGCTCCTGGGGTTTCTCCTGATTCTCCTAATAATCGCAAAGAGAACTCTGAATGTAGAATGTTTAGAAAGCAATGCGACAATGACGAAGAAAGAAGAGAATTTTTAGAGTCTATAAGCGAAGGTGATCAAATAGAAATAAAATATAAACTTTTTAGCTTAGAAGACCATAACGATAGTGACAGGGCAAAAGAAGTTATGATTATAAAAAGTATAAAGAAATGGTAGATTAATTTTAAACCAAGCGGCCCCAAAAAGGCCGCTTTCTTTTTAGCGTTGATTTCCAATTCTGCGCCTTTTACTAATAAACTTGCGAGAAAATTGTCTTGTCTTATTTTATCTTTTATTAAATCTGTATATAATTGTTTAACACCCTCAATGTCATCACTTTTTTTTTAATTTCTCTAGTAAGCATTTCTATAAAAAACTTTGTCTCTATAGATGGTTCTTTTATTTCAATGTAAAGAAATTTATCTTGAGCCAAAATATTTGTTACCGTATTGTTTAACAAAGTCTACACAATCATCATCTATCGGTGTATCAGTCTTTTTTGCCAATTCTCCTAAAATTCTAAGTACAAAATTAAACAATTCTCTACTGGTAACAAATCTAAATAGTATTGACGTAAGTATGTTTAACATGATTGTCTATGATTTTCTTTAAAATAGCTGATTTGTCAGAATAACGCAAATAGTTGTTATTAGGATTCTTCCTCTAATGCCTCTGTATTTTCTGGGTTCACTTCACATTCAGCAGCAGCAGACGAAAGTAATTTAGCTTGTGCATCTTTTACACCAACCAAAGCACCTTCTATACGATCAATGTTTCGTATAGACAAGCTTTTAGCTTCTTCAAGTTTTTGAAGTTTTTGCTTTTCAGATTCTAGTTTTTGTTGATAATCTTCAACAAGAGATTCTATGATGTCAGACATATTTAAGCAAGAAAACAGTCAGCAATTCCACCTGAGTTGACTTGTGTTAATCTAATGGGTCTGCTTCCTCTGTGACACCCCCTGCTTCTACCCACAAAAGATATTGTTGGTAATCTCTGTTTCCTGGCGCACAAGGGATTTGTACCTTGTCTTCTTTTCTAAGAATGTATTGACCAGTGTTACCTTGTATATCTCTTAGATGTTTATAAGTATAAGTCATAACTTAAAGCTCCTCTAGATATTTATAAGTATAAGTCATAACTTAAAGCTCCGCTAGATGTTTATAAGTATAAGTCATAATTTAAAGCTCCGCAGAAGAGGTCCAATGTCCGTATACAAGAGACGGATCCCAATTAGCACCAGTAGATAGATAACCACCTAAGTTGTTTTGACTGCTTCTATTAGAATTAACTGTCTGTACTCCAGCCGTAACGGATTCTCCATTGAAATTCCAAGATCCAGCCGTACCACCATATGTATAAAATATTTGAGTAGGTGTGTCTCTTTTAGTTACTTTATATTCAACACTAAAAACAATATGCCCATTATTGTCACTATTTATATTTTGATGATAACCACCTACATTGGTGTTCGACCCTACTGATATACCTAAGTTGTAAGAATGTTCATAATATCTTTGACACCTTAGTAATTCAGAGCCATACGATATAAATTCAAACGAACTGGGAAAATCTCCTACTTCTAATTGAATTCCTGTTACATACCAAGTAGCTGAATTAGTTGCCATCAATTTGACATCACTACTAGCACGAACATCAAAAGCACTATTCCATTGATTTGCAGTACCTTCAAAGTCGCTTCCTGAACCTAAATCAAACATAACCATTAAACCACCACTATTATCGGTCGCCCAAGTTCCTCCACTTGTAGGAAGTGCTATTGTTTTTGTTTTCTTTTCCCATGTATTTGCAGAGCTAATTGTATAAGGGAAGGTGTAAGAATGGTCTGCAGCACCGCTTACTATTGCTGCTCCAAAATTACCAGTTAAACTAGATTTTACCCAAAAAGATAATGTTACTGTTTCTGCACTAGATGTCCCAGAACCAAGATGAGCTACATTGTTACCTTCTATAGTTTGATAAAGATAATTTTTATTAGCTGCTGATGGCGAACCTCCAGTACCAATAGTTACTTTTGCAGAATACTTAAAACCAGATGGGCCATCTGCTGTTTGAGCTAGTGTATGACTGCTACCTGTTTGTGTTATTGCTGCTATTCGATCTGGGCCATAAGTTGAGCTAGAGCCAATAGTTTTATTACTTGTACCATACCGTTGGCTTATTATTACTGATCCATTAATTATCAAATTTTTGTTGCTTACTTTACCTAAAACATTCGCATAAGTAATCTTTTTATTAACTTCTACGCCACTAGCACCTACATCAAGAATTGCAAAGGTATCACCCGCTGCTGGAGCCGTTAAGGCTGTAAGTTCCGAGATTTTACGATTTGCCATTTATGTTTTGATGACGTACACCATTGCTATGTTACGAGGTCTTGTTTCATTCCCTCCAGTAGCAGCGTTTGAAACAGTTACCCCTGTCACTTTATCTCCAGTTACTAAATCTTGAGAGGTTGATCTTTCATCTGGTCCGCTACCATTACCTGTATGACCACCAATTGCTTTCGCAGCATACATATAATGGTCGTGACCAGGATCAGTAACCGTTGCAGCGTGAGTATGAGATTCGTTTTGACCTGACTGAGAACTTGCTACAGATCGACCAGAATCAACACCTCTACCATTATCAAAACCTCTTATAAATTCACCCCTTAAATCTGGCAGGTTAAATGTTGTACCACTTGCTGATCCATAAGCTGTACCAATAACAGCAAATAAAGCAGCGTAAGTAGATCGACTAACAGAGGCTCCATTACATTCCAAATAATCAGACGGAGTGGTTGCAACTGCTATACAAAAAACAGCACCAGATGGAACACCCTGAACAGTTGAGAATGAGAGAACACCCGAACCATTTGTCTGAAGTAGTTGCCCATTTGAACCATAAGCAGATGGCAGCGTAAAAATAAGATTTGAACTAACAGTAGAGGCAGCTTGCAACGCTACATAATGACTGCTATCCGAATCTGCAAGTCTTATATCTCCCTGAGCTTGGATCGTTACACCGTTACTATCAATAATTGCTCTTTCTGTTCCAGCAGTTGATAGACCAATCGTATTTGCTGATTTTCTAAATAGTCCTGTATCTGGATCTCCATCAAACGCATAGGCAGGTGTACTGGCTCCTGATGCGTCATCACCTAAAACAGGACCAGTCATCGTGCCGCCTGATCTAAGCAATAAACCTAAATTATCTTCTCCTACCTTTCCTATTGGTCTAAAAATTAAACCATCGTGCATAAGTAATGTGCCATCACTCGTTCTCCCCCAAGGAAAAAACTTTCCTGGGTTACTAGGCTCTGAGCCACCGCTATTATTTGACTTTATCGCATCAAAAATATTGTTAATGTCAGCACGAACAACATTACCTGCGGCATTTTCGGCTGTATAATCATTGACCTGTGACACTAGGCTTTTACGTTTTTATTCATTCTATACCCCTTTACCGAATCCTACAGCCTGATAAGTGAAATTTCTATCAAGAACTGTTGAACCATTTAAGAATTTAACGGTAAAACCTGTACCAGAAACACTTGTAATGGTAAAGAAATCACCAGAGGCCATGTTTTGTGCAGTAATACCAATGGAAGGCAAATAAGAATTAGCACCTCCTAAACTTGCCGTCCCAACAAAGAATGGTTTCGCAAACGTAATAGTTTTACCTCCAGCAGTTGTTCCTGAAGCAATTGTTGTTGTACTTTGCTCTGTCCTAGAAGGCAATATTGCTGTATAACCTAACTGCTGAACATTGACATTTTGGTTCGTGTTTGTCGTTATAAGGTTTGCCTTAAATTGAAATGCTCTTGCTTTAAATTCACCGTTCGCAAAGACATTAAACGAACCATAACTTGAAGCATCAGTACTTGTTTTTACATAGACTTGGCAATCAGTATCGTTTGCTGGATCTCCATCGAAATTTGAAACACTATCTATATCAGCCCAAGAATCAATATTGTTTCCAACTAGAACACCTAAACTTTGAATATGTCTTTTTAAAGTCAGAGTAAAGACTCCACCTAAATCCAAAGTATCTGCAAATTCATAAGTTCCTGTTTGATTCGCTGCTGGATCTGTTAGCTGTAAAGCTCCTCCTGTAAAAGTCACATTCGTCTTACTTCCACTAAAAGGTGTCCCTAATAAATCTTCTCTCTTAGTTAAGACTGCTAACTCTTGACCTACATCTGGAAGATCAATAATAATGCTTGTTTCCCCTGATGAAAAACGTCCTCCATCATCTTGGAATTTTAAAATGTACTCGCCTTCTAACGCTGGCACAGTCGCTTCTGAAGTGTTTCCTGCTAGTGCCTGAACAAGATCAACTGAACCTGCAAACGTACCAGAGCCATCAGTCTTATTAGAGTGTCTGACATAGACTCTTCCTCCATGCAAAACATCAGCATCGGTTGATTTATCCCATCTCAATCTCATCAAATGATCACCAACTGGCTCGGCTGTTAAATTTGCAACATCGGCTGGTAAATCTGTTTTACCTTCTGCATTAAAAGTTGCGTCCAAAGAAGTAGAAGAAGTTTCTAATAAGGCATTAAAAGAAAATATTTTAAATTCATAAGTTCCAGATTCACTATTATCTATTTGTATATCTGGTCTAAAAACAACTTGACTTTCATAATTACCATTAGCGAAACGGTATTGAACTAAATATTGATTAACACCATTAACAGGAACCCATGTCGCAAACAACCTAGAAATTGCAACACCATTTCTAACAACAGTTTTTTCTTCAAAGCTGATAGAAGTTGGAGGAGATGCAGGTTGATTTAAAATCGAAACATTTCTTGCAGGTAACGCTAACCCTTCTTCTATATTTGCGTATTTATTAGGTTTATAAGATAAGGCTGTGATTTTATAATTAATACCATTCGCTTCTTCTACTGTTATGACTCTAAACTTTTGAGCTTCGATTGTGTCACTAAATAAAAACCATATTGCGTTTACATTGGGTACTTCTGATAAAGCAGAATCTAAATTAATTACGCCATTTGTGACACTTAAAACATTTTTTGTTTCTACAGAATTATTAGGCATTTGAACACTACATTTTTGATTTGCTCCACCAAATGTTGATAAATCTTGTGTATCATCAACAGTAATAGCAGTTGTAGTTGCAGCATTTATACGCCCAGACCGTCTAGCACCACTACGAACTGGATCATTTATATCTATAACAGCACCAGTCCTAATAGTTACTCCAGCATCTACAGAGGTAGTAAAAGTAACGACCTCCGATTCATTCTGCTCGGCAAAAAGTATTGCTTTCCCTAACCTTTGAGCCTGGCCACGGCTTGTGCAACCAAAAGCCCGAACATCTTTCTTAACAACTCCTAGTTTAGCCTTTGCGACGCTATTTTCTACAACCTCATAATCTATTTCTCTTGAATCCATATTGTAATAACTAACAGCTACTACAGAATGTCTTGTTTTTAACGATGATCCAGAATAAGAAAAGCCTTCTTCCGTTACATTGGCCAAACTGAATAAAAAGCTTGCGTCTGTCGGTTTATCAATTGCAAGAGTAATTTTTCCACCACTCCAAAACCACATACAACGCATTGATCCACAGAATTTATTAATAACATTGTGAGACTCCTCTGCTGATGCGAGATTTACATTGCAACTGAATCTTGCTTCCTGTCCTCCAAAACCATCATCAACTAATGTATTAGCAAATTTAGAAGCATCAACAAAACTAAATAAATCTACATTACTATCATTTATATGATCTCCTAGACCATATCTGATAGTTGTAATAAGATCAAGTAACTCCATTGCAGGGCATGAACACCACTGAGCTGCTGCCATAGTGCCATTAAATATATAACCATCTGGATATATGATTCTTCCTGTCGCAATATCAACAGTAGGAGTACCAGAGCCATTTGCACCTGCACCTGGAATCCTTATTTCTTCACCTCTTGTTCTATGTTTTCTATCTGGAATATTACTTAAAATTTTGCTATCAAGAGTTAAAGCGGCATAAGCACTATTCGGGTAAGCTTGATGATCGTCTACTAGCTCTTGCATCGCTAACACATTGAAAGCATTAGCTAATGATGCACTTGTACTATCAGCCGTTAATCGAATAACTTTTATATCAACAGGAAAATCACCATCAATCGTTACTCTGTAATCTTTTGAATATGAATCACTGGTACGACCTGTAATTGTGTCAGAAATAACATCAGAAAAACCACCTGAATTGTATTGAACTTGTATTTTTAGTTGAACGCTTGCACCTAATAAGTCACCGTTATCTTTTGCCTCTTGTAATTGTGGAAAATTAATTGTAACTCGAATAGCATCAACAGTTGTTGCTGTTATCTGTTGAGTCACTCCACCGTTTGCAACAGTACATGGCTTTGGGAAACCAGAAATAGGACTTGATGACTGTTCTATCCCTGGTATGTATGTTTGATTATCTGTTCCAAAACGAGGAATAAAAGTTACATCTTGATAGTTATAATCTGTTGATTGAGGATTGGTTGAATCTGCTCCTGGTTGAAGAATAGGAGTGTTGTCTAAATAAATATCTTTTAACGCAGCAGTATTATAAGCACTTGTACCTTTTGTTCTTCCTTCTTTAGAAGCTGTTGCCCATCCTTCTATTTCACCTTCACTAATTAAATCTAGAATCGTTACAAACGCCCTGCTATTTAAAGTATCAGGAGCGCGTGTTGGTTTAGGAGGAGATGATGGTCTTCCACCCCCGGATCCTCTTATTACTTTCGTCATCCTGTCACTTGGTCAGTCGTTAAGTTCATACTAATAACAGTAGAGCCTGTAAATATTTCTCCATACACAATTGGATGCGTTGTCCCTGCTCTGGATGTATTTGGCGTTCCACCAAAGTCAAAAGAGATCCGTGGATCTTGATCGTTTTCAAACTTTTCAGGTTTTGGTAAAGGAAACAAAAGTTCTGATACTCCAGTCAATGCAAGACCAATACCAATATTTCCAGCAGCCGCAAACATAGCACTACCACCAAAAGAGCCAAAACCTAATGCGCCCTTAACTCCTATACCTGCCCCTGGGGCTGCAATAGCAATACCAATCAAAGCAGCACCCGCAAGCATCTTTCCGGCACCTCCTCCAGCACCAGCAATTACAGGAACAATTTTTATCTCTTCTGCTACTGGATAATGAATTTCTTCTTCTCCTATATCCGTCCCATCTGTTAAAACTTGGTAATTTCTTGTATTCATGTGAACCTCTAATTGAGGCCAATTCATAAATAAAAATCTAATGCAATCTCCAACACTGTTGACGTGAGCATCTAATTCGCTATGCCCTGTAATCTCTCTTAGATCACCATACAATTTAATTGTTTTCAACATACCGATACCTACCTCCCGTACATTTTAGCAACCATTCCGAGTATGGTTCCTGACAGCTTAATCGATCTGCTAAGTGATGTAAAACTTCCCCATTTAAAAAGATTGCAACATGGTTTAAACCCTTACCCATAATTGACATAAATAAAAGATCACCATTTTCTAATTTCTCTTCTGGTTTTAATAAACGAAACCCTGTTGCTTCTGCACATTCTTCAAACATAGGTTTTTCTAAGAACTCTTCAGGTGTAATAGGTCTTTCCCAGTCCATCAAAATAATACCCTTTTCCTCTAAATACCAATCTCTGACTAAACTCCAGCAATCAGTTACGCCCCAACACCACGGTCTACCCTTTAACGCTGGTTTATACCCTGTTGGTTCGTAATAGCCCCATTGTTCTGTTTTTGGATTAACAATATGCCAAGGCAGACTACCCGCTTCACAACTAACTTTATCTGCTTCACTTGCAACGGCTGGAGTAGTTGGATGTGAATGAATCACACTAACGATTTGACCTAAACTATCGGCTTTAACATAATCTTTTGGGTCTAAAATAAAACATTGATGAGAATAAGTTGATAAATTATGACAAGGATAATATTTTTTTTTACCCTTAATATTTAACAACAAACCAACAGACTCTTTTGGATCTTCTTTTTTAGCGTGTTCTAATGCTTTAACTCTCCAACCCATTAGATAAACGTACCAATAGAAGGGAATAAATCTCTAGTACATTGTCTCTTAGGTAATCTAATGCCTGGTAAATCACTAACAGTTGCAAGCTCAAAAGTAACGAAATCTCTATTCTCAGCAGCTTTTCTATCTATATAATATATTACCCGTGTAAATTCATTATTAGCAGGAGTTCCAGGGCTAACAGATTCTTGTGCAAATAAATCACTATCTTCTAAAGCAATAAAATCTGTTGAGTTCTCTTGAATAAAAAGACCATTAGATACAAAATTAGTTTCATCCAAAAACTTAGCTAATGTTCTAATTCTTGTTACCTTTGCACCTGTTAAATCATTACCAGCAGTTATTAAATTAACCTCTAACATCACAGCACTAATCAAAGATAAAGCATTGCTAATTGTTATTTGTGGTCTAGGAGGTTGCCCTTTTTTAGAAGCGAACCCACTCGCCTCTACTGGGTATCTTGAAAAAGTGTTTCCTTGCCAAACAACGTCTCCATTCAAATCTAAATTACTACCTGCATGAAATCTATATGTCATGGTTGTTTGACTACCATGCAATGTTGGATCTAATTCAAGTTCAAATAATTCAATAATTGGAGAAGGATTAATCTTCTGTAGATCACTAATAATTGGATCTAAACTCATGGCTCAAATACTTCCCTAAAAGTTGCTGTGATTGTTGCCCTATTTAGATAAGGAATAGATTTGTTCCATGCCTCGCAAACAAACTTAGAAGAAGAATCTTCACCTGGAGGAGTAAAGTCAAAACTTGCTTGATCTAAAGCTCTTGCATCTAAAAAGTTTGAAATTGTATCTGCATCTGTTTTAGAAACTTTAAAAGTTAATGAATAAGCCTTTGGATTTGTATGGGCGTCTAATCCAAATAAAATCCGATGTTCGTATCCATCCGCGAAACGAACAACACGATTAGTTGGTTTTGATCTTTTTTGTGTCCCATAAGTGGGACTAATTGAGGGAAAAGTTGCCATTATACTAGAAGTCCTCCAGGTCGTAGCTCATCAATAAGTACAGATCTAACTCCTTCACCAAACATAATTCCTAACTCTTCTGCTTTCCCTGAATCACCTTCAACAGAGGAGCCCGAAGCATCTACATTTATAACTATATTTGTTGAACCTCCACCGCTTATCTGATTATTAGGAATAATAGTTCCAGCAGTATTAGGAACGAATAATTCAGGCCCCCGCTCCCCTACAAGTGAAGCTTTTCCTACAGGAGGACTACCACCATTTGCAAAGCTTAATCCTGAGAAGAAACTACCACCTCCTGACTTCAAGGCTTGAGTGACACCTAACCTAATCAATGAATCAGCAAGATCATTAATAATATTTCTTGCCATGTCTCCTAATGATTTCGTTCCTTTTATTGCTTCAACTAAGTTATCTCTGATGTTGGTTGAAATAGAATCACCAACTTGTTTAAACGCTTCTTTTAATTCTTCTGCTGCTGTTTGTTTCTTCTTGATCAATTCAAGAGTTTCTTCGTGTGCTTGTTTTTCTTTTAAACTTGCAATTAATGGAGCTGCCGACTTTTCTCCATATTTTTCTATTAACTCAACACTTTTCCTTTTAAGATCAAAAGCTTTTTTCTCTTCTTCTGTTCCTAACTTGGCTCTTTCAATGCTTTTTTCTAATTCGGCGTTTTGAGCTTTAATTTCTTTGTTTGTTTTGTCAAATTCTTTCCAAAGTTCTATTCCTTGAGCAATGACAAGCCTTTCATTTAATTGGTCTAACTGTTTATTTGCTGTATTTAATTGCTCTGTAAACTCCTCAGTCCCATCTATTAATAAAAAGCCCTCACCATTTGCTTCTCTTATTTTTGCAATTTTTTTCTCAAGCTTATCTATTGTTTCTGTAACTTTTTCTATTTCTTTAATTACAGTTGCAGCACTACCTTCCTCTAATATTTGATTAAATCTTTTTTGTTCATCACTAGCTTCAATAATTTTAGCTACGAAATAACCCAAAGCTATAACAGCTAATCCAATTCCTGTTTTTGCTAAAGCAATTTTAAAAGCAGTAGCAGCAGCAGTAGCAGTAGCAAATCCAGCAGCAGTTGCATCAAGTGTTGCTTTCGTGGCAACTAATTGACCTGTTGCAATTTGTGCTGAAACTTTTATTGCATTAAACTGAGCTTGTAAAAGAGGCAATGCAACAGATAAACCTTTAACAGCTAAAGTGATACCTGCAATAATCGCTGCTGCTTTGCCTCCAGCCGAGGTAAGAAACTTAAGTAAATCTGTCATCCCTTGAACAACTGGACTTAAAACAGGAAGAACCGCTTTACCTAAAGCTTCGCCAAAATCACGCCAAGCCTCGCCTAAAGAATCAACCTGTCCAGCAAAACCTTTTGCAGCCGCTTGAGCCGTTTTGTTATAAGCATTTCCAACAATATCTAAGATCAGGGAATGAGCTTCACCAGTTTTATTGGCTTTCATCAATGTCTTTATCATTTCTGTTTGAGTCTTAGTAAAAGAAATACCAGAACGATTTAATGCAGATAAATTCCTTTCTGGATCTTCTAATGCTTTCGCTAATTGCATAAAAGAAGTTTTTACGTCTACTTGGTTAAGTTGAGCAACATCAGCAGCCGCTTGAGCTACTCGTTCATAAGAATCAACTCCTATTTTTCTAAAACTTGTTAACAAATTAAAACCTCTTGTAAATTCTTCCTGATTGAATAAAGTCTGGTCTCCTAATTTACTTGCAGCCTCTTGCAATTTATTTAAAGAAGCAGTTCCTTCACCTAGATTTTCTAAACCCTGCCTAAGAATACTTAGGTCCCTTTCTCTATCTGAAAAAGCCCTCAACGCACTATTAACAGTTGAAAAAGCAGCACCTAAAGCAATAATTGGCCCCATAGTCGCCGCTAATGAAGCTCCCAAACTTTTCGCTGCCGTTGACATCCCAACTAAAGATGCTGTTGTCCCTTTCGCTGCTGTTGATAATTTATTTGTAGCTAAAGACGTATTGTTTAAAGCAGATATTGCCCCTCTTGCATCAACCGTAAGTTTTACATTTGACTGGGCCACTACTTATACAAACCTTTTTATATAGTTTAACCTCATAAGCTCCTTTTGCTTCGATTAGCTGCTCTTTTTTCTTCTTCCGCTTTTATCTCGTAATAAGCAGCAAAATAAATAAGTTCCTCCTCAGTCATTGATGACCTAAGAATACTAACCGTTTGGCCTAATTCTGTTGCTAGGAAAAATTCAAAGTAAAGCCAATTATTCCCCTTTAACTTTTTTTTGCTGTATCTAAATCAATTTGAACATCAAACAAAAATAACTCAATTTCATTTAATACATTTTCAGGTAATTCTCTTTGTAAATTTGGAGCATCAGCATTAGCAAAAGCTTTTGTTCCATCTTCTAGCTCTGCCATCTGGCAAAGTAATTGGGTTGATACCGTTAAAGCTTCATCTGTTCCTGCTGATGCTTGCGCCCGTTGCCTATAGTGCCTTGTTAATGGAGGGAAATATAAATCAACAATTTTCTTACCGTTTCTATTCTTTAACTCGTATTTCCGACGACTAGACATTTCATCACTGAAAGCCTCAGTGATTAGATTTACTGTTCTTTTAGTTGCCATGGTTTAGGGGTTGTTTATTTAATGCTATTAAATAGCAGATGTAATTGCACCAGTGGTAACAAATGAAACATCAATAATTTGAGTCTCACCAAGCTTTGCACCGTAAACTGCACCTGTGATAATGCCAGCAAAACCAATCTTCTTGGCTGAAGTTGATGAGTCTGGGAACAACTCAAACAAAGCATCACCTGCGTCGCCTGTTGTTAAAACATCATTAATAAAAGTTGTGTAACCTGCACCACTTTCGCCTGGATCATATAAAAGCTCTGCTGAACCCTCACCAGAAATTAAGCCACCGATAAATGTTTTAGATGTATCACCTTGCTTTGTTGTTTCGTGGGTATCTTTAGTGACGGATAAAGACCATGATCTAGTTGCTGCAACATCGGCCTCAGTACCGCCAGCATTTTCAAACATGATTTTACCAACATCACCTTTAATCGCGGCCATGAGAATAAAAAAAAGTTATTACAGGTATATTAACCTTTTTTAGTATCTTTTACATTTTTAACTGCTGTTTTGTTTTTTTCCATGTATCTCCTACAACGAGGATCCCAATAAGCTGGATCTCTACGCCCCTTTACCGCTTCGATTGCGTCAAGCATTTCTTCTGTAAATTCCATGATTAAAGATTTTCAAATATCTCAAAAGTTATTCTAATCTGTGTTTGATAAAAACCATCAGGGCTACCCGTTAATGTTTCAGGCCCAACAGGTGCATCAAAGATTACGCTAGAAACTGTTTGACGGTTGTATAAATCTCTTATCCTTTTCGCAATGGTTAAATTTGCTCCGGCCCCTGTCGATTCTGGGGTGTAAGTATTTAGAAGAATTAAAACAACAACAGAATTATGAGAAT